CTTTTTTTCACACCCAAGAAAGTAACAAAAAGGGGGTTTTTTATTATATTTGTTGCAAATATGAAACATTTAAACAAAAGAGCTAAAGAAATTTACGATAAAATAGTCGATGACTTTAGCGCAAACAAAAATTGTGTTGACTTGGATTTAATTGGGGCGTATGCTGTTGAGATGGAAACATTTGAGAGGGCATGCAAGAAAATAAATGCAGCGGAAGAGATTACTGCAGCTCCTTCCGGTTATCCAATGATTAATCCTTGGTACACGATTAGGAAACAATCGCTGAGAGCTACTCAAGAAATCGCAAAGATTTTGGCAATGACGCAACTACAGGACAAACAAAAAACTAAAATAACAAAATTAGAATTATTAACTCATGGCAAAAAAATACAGAATCAAAAAACAGGCTGAGTTTTACATCATTGAGATGGCTAACGGTAAGCAATGGAAGGAATGTGATAAATTTGGACTATGGTCAGATGAGCCACATTTGTACAGGAACGAATTTATTGCAAATGTAAATAAGCAATATTTTGAAAATCGCACCACTACGAAAATAGTTGAGGATGAGCAAAGCGATCCAATACTGTGACGATATAATTTCAAAAAAGATTCCAGCGTGCAAGCACGTTGTAAATGCGTGCAAAAGATTTAAATCAGATTTAAAGCGGAAGGATATAAAATTTGAGAATGATTTATATCTGCACGCTGTTCAATTCATAGAAGAGCTTGAGCATTCTGTTGGATTGTATGCGGGCAAGAAATTTATTCTTGAACCTTGGCAGCATTTTATAATTGCGAATATATTCGGATTTATAAAGTTGGACGGCACTCGAAGATTTACAAGAGCCTACGTTGAAGTTCCTCGTAAAAATGGCAAGAGTACTTTTTCAAATGCTATAATGCTATACGGTCTTATTGCTGATGGAGAGGAAGGGGCGCAGGTTTATTCTGCAGCTACGAAATTAGATCAGGCAATGATGGTATTTTCAGAAGGCGCTCGAGTGTGTAAACAATTAGACTGGCTTCGAGATGATGTAAATGTATATAACTCTGTTAACAACAGGAGGATAAATTTTGGAACGTCCGTATATCGGCCGCTTGAATGGAATCCCGGCAAACAAGATGGATTAAATACACACTTTTGTTGCATTGATGAATATCATGCGCACAGCAATGATGAGTTATATAACGTAATTAGGAATTCAATGGGCGCAAGGAGTCAACCATTGCTGTTTACAATTACAACTGCGGGCTTCAATCGTGAGTCGGCATGTTACAAGCATCGAGATTATTGCGTAAAAGTTTTAAATGGCGGAGTAAGTGACGATGCTTTGTTTTCTGTGATCTATTCACTTGACGATAAGGACGACTGGACAGATTCCGCCAACTGGCAAAAAGCAAACCCAAACTGGGGAGTCAGTGTCAATCCTCGTCAATTGGAAGAGGGATTGAATGAAGCTCGAGAGTTGCCACATAAACAAGTTGAATTTAAAACTAAATTATTAAATGTTTGGACAGATACGGCTACGACTTGGATAAGTGACGATAAATGGAATGAATGTAGAAATGAAGATGAGCCGACTGGCGTTTGTTTTGGTGGCTTAGATTTGGCGTCAACTGGTGACTTCTGCGCTTTTAGTTTAATATTCCCATCCGACGGCTACAAGGTGAAGACTTGGTATTGGTTGCCAGACGCTGCGGCTCAACGTCGGAATGATCAAATAGGAGTTTCGATTCGCACATGGGTGCATGAGGGATGGATTCATCTGACAGATGGCAACGTGACAGATTATTCATTTATAAAATCTAAGATTCTTGAGTTATCGGATCAGTACGATATTAAAGAGATTGCATTTGATAGATTCAACGCTACGCAGTTAGTTATTGAGTTAGGTAACGAGGGCATGACGATGTTTCCCTTCGGTCAAGGATTTGTTTCGATGTCAGCGCCAACAAAGGAACTTGAGCGACTTGTTAACATTGGCGAGCTTCAACACGATGGCAATCCTGTAACTCGTTGGATGATGAGTAATATTTTATTGCGTCAAGATCCTGCAGCAAATATTAAAATAGACAAAGCCAAGTCAGGCGATAAAGTCGATGGACCTGTATCGATAGTGATGGCGCTCGGAACATACATGCAAGAACAATCTAAAATCGTACAAGATGGAGAGTTATGGTTTACAAATATTTAGTCACGAAGACTTTATAAAAATTTATTATAATCAATTGCCAAATTTCAAAACTTACGGCGAGGCATACGAACATTGCGAGAGCTTATATCGTGAGAAATACGGCAAAAATAAATATAGCAGTTATGTTGTATTTCGTGCGACTCTTAGCCGATATATGAGAACTCATCCTAAATTGTAACAAAAAAAATAAACATCTAAATTAATATTGTGCCATGGCTTCATTGTTAAGCATATTTAAACCAAAAACACAACAGCGCTCAAGCTTATCAGCTCCGACTGACTGGCTCATGCAATCATTGTCTTCATTGTTTGGCAGCCAAACAACGAGCGGAATGGCTGTAAACTCAAATAGCGCAATGAGTATCGCATCTGTACACGCTTGCGTGAGAGTAATTGCCGATGCAATATCCGGGCTTTCTTTTAAATTATATTTCGATGATGGCACAAATAAGCGCCAAGTTGTAGCGCATTATTCTAATTATGTATTGAATGAGCCAAATCCTTACCAAACTAAATTTGACTTCATGACTTTTATGACTGCGCAATTAGTTTTGAAGGGTAACGCTTATGCCTACATAAAAAGGGATGAGAGGTTTATTGCGACTGCATTACATCCAATTGTAAGCGATACGGTATCGGCTTATCTTATGGACGGCGAGATGTTTTATCGTATTAACGCTCCAGGATTCCCGTCGGTTGTACCCGCTTCCGATATGTTGCACTTTAAAGGGCTTTCAACTGATAATGTTTTGGTTGGTAAGTCTCCGATTGTGATGCACGCTGAAACATTGGGAATTGATCTTGCTGCTATTAAGTCGAGTGCCGCAGTTTATAAAAATGGGACATTGAAATTCCTTTTGAAATCTCAATCCAAAATAGATGCGGCGCAGGCTGCTCCTTTAAGAAAATCTCTTGACGATGTAATTGAGGGCAATCAAAGAAGTACAGTTTTGCCTCATGGAGTTGAGATGGAAAAATTATCGATGACACCTGAAGAGGCGCAGTATATTCAAGCTCGTCAATTTTCAGCTGAGGAGATTGCTCGTATTTTTGGAGTACCGGCTTCAATGATTGGGGCGAAGGATGGAATTAAATCAAGCGTTGAACAAGAGTATCAAGATTTCTATTCAAGAACTTTGATGTCTTATTGCATTAACATTGAACAAGAGCTTCGCAGAAAGTTACTAACTGAAAATGATAAAACTTTTTATTATTTTAAATTTAATTTTAATTCATTATTAAGAGCCAGCGCAAATGATCGCGCAGACTTTTACAATAAAGGTATTCGAGGCGGTTGGTTAAGTCCTAACGAGGCGAGAGCCTTTGAAGATGCCGAAGGATTTGACAATGGTGGCAAATATTACGTTGAGGCAAATTTGATTCCTGCAGATCAATTCGAAGCTTACATGAATGCAAAGATTGAACAATTAATGTCAAGCGCATATTCAAACAATAATCCAGACGGGAATAATAATAATACACAATCATGAAAACTTTAAGAGCAATAGGTAGCATAAATTACAGAGCAGTTGGTGACGGTATGCCGAAAGAATTCGGCGGCGTCGCTGCGGTTGTAGATGTGACTACAGATTTAAAATATTTTGAAGAGAAAATTCTCAGAGGCGCATTTGATAACGCATTGAAAAAAGATTATGACATCCGTTGTCTTTTTAATCATGAATGCGAATCAATCCTGGGCCGCACAAAAGCAAACACTTGCAATGTATTTGTAAATGCTGACGGCAACCTTGAGTATACCTGGGTGCCAGACTATGAGAATCCATTGCACATGCAAGTTGCTCGCTCAATTATGCGCGGAGATATTACTCAATCTTCTTTTGCATTTACTGTGAAAGATAGATCATGGGAAAAATCTGATAAATACGGTGACTTATCTTTGCACATAATTAAAGAAGTGGACGAATTATTTGACGTTAGCCCTGTAACTTATCCTGCTTATGTTGACACCGAAGCTGAGGCTCGCAGCTTAGATATGACGAAACCAAAAAAACAAAATGAATCTGATCAAATAACAATACTTAAAACAAAATATAAATGAAAATCAAAGCTTTGAAAGAAGAAAAAGGACGTTTAATCGAGGAATTGAACGGACTTCAAAACAGCATTAACACCGAAGCGCGTTCAATGTCTGAAAGTGAAAAAACTCGTTTCTCGGAAATCGATGCACGTCTTGACGTAATTGCGTCTGAAACTGAGACTCTTGAGAAATTGCAAAAGAGAGCATCTGAAAAAGTTGCATCTGCTCCAGTTTATGGCGCTGCATCTACAAGCGAAAAAACAGAACGCAACAAAATGGCTGACGCTTACTCTTTCAAAAGAGCAATCGAACAAGCTACGACTGGACGTCGTGATGGTGTCGAGTATGAAATGCACAAAGAAGCTGCAGATGAATTCCAACGCGCTGGGGTAAGCGTAAGCGCTCACTCTGTATTGTTGCCTTCTGACGTTTTCAAACGTGACATGACTGCTACTGGTGGAACTTCTGGTTCTGAGGGTGGAGTTAACGTTCAAACTTCTGTAGGTGGAATCGTTGACGTTTTATTGCCTCAAACAATTTTGTCAGGTTTAGGAGTAACTCGTTTCGACGGATTGACTGGAAACTTAGATTTGCCAACTGCAAGCACCCAACCTTCTGCAGGATGGAATACTGAAAACGGAACTGCTACTGAGAAATCTCCTGCATTTTCTAAAATCACTTTCTCTCCTAAGAGATTGGCTGCATTTATTCAAGTTTCAAATCAGTTATTGCGTCAGTCTTCAAATTCAATTGATGCTTATGTTCGTCAATATTTGATTAACGCAATGGCTATTGAATTAGAAAAAGCTGCTATCTTAGGCGGTGGATCTAATGAGCCAGTTGGTATCATTGGAAATAGCAACACTAACGTAGTTTACGCAGGTGGCGCAACTTCAAATAGCACCAACGCAAATGGTATCGCTGCAATCTGGAAAGACGTTGTGAACTTGATGAAGTCTGTTGAATCTAACAACGGTATGGGCCAAGCTTACATCACAAACCCACTTGTTAAAGCTGCTCTTCAAACTACTGCAAGACAATCAAGCGGTGTTGAAGGTAACTTTATTTTACAAAGCGGTGCAGGTGAGTTGAATGGCTACACCATGAAAACTTCAACTTTAGTTCCTTCTACTTTGTCAAAAGGTACAAGCTCAACTTTAAGCGCTTTAATCTTTGGTGATTTCAGCAAATTGGGTATTGCATCTTGGGGCGGTATGGAATTGACAGTTGACCCTTACTCAGGCGCAACTGCAGGTTTGACTAACCTTGTTTTGAATGCTTACTTAGATGTTAACTTATTACAGCCGAAAGCATTCGCTGTATGTAAAGACATCGTAGCTTAAAAATAAACGGCACGACGTTAATCGTGTGAAATGGAGGGGCTTAATTGCCCCCTTCATTTGCTAACAATATGAAAAAAGTTATTTTTATTAAATTCCCTATTGCATTAAATTTATGCTATGCAGTTGGGGACGTTGCAGAACTTGAAAGCAAACAAGCCGACATCTTAATTGAGGAAGGCTATTGCGAAGAGATCAAGGAAGTAAAAAAGAAAAAACCAATTAATCCAGAATTTGACTAATGTTAACCGGGCGCAGAGTAGTTTCATTGAATAATACGTCAACAGATTATATAACTGTTGCGGAGGCGAAAGCTCACTTGAGAGTAACTCATTCTCAAGACGATTCCTATATTTCAACGCTTATTACTGCAGCTCTTGAAACGTCTTCGCATTATGTGGGATTTTCGATTCCTGAGGCTGTTGTACGTTATGGATACGATTCATTGGTAGGTCAACCCGCTTTAATGAATCCATTAAACGGATCGCCATTAACAATTGGAAATTATTTGAGAGTATCTTCAAGAGTAATAGACATCGAGCATTTATATTATGTGAACGAGAATAACGCATTGACAGAATTTTCAGCGAGTGACTGGATTGATTCGCCAGATATGCTGTCCGATTTTGGTGTTAATATTTTTGTGAATAACTTGCCGCCAACGCTGACAGATGACAACACTAAATACATTGTCGAAGTAACAGAGGGATTCTCTCCCGCTGATTTCCCCGAAACAATAAAAATAGCTTGCATGTTGCAAATTGCGCAGTATTACGACAATCGTCAAAATATTATTGTCGGAACTATTTCAAGCGACATGCCATTTGGTGCAAATCATTTATTGGATAAATATAAAATACCCGTTTTTGGATAATGAACGGCGGAAGATTTGATACACCACTTGCGATATATCGCTATTCCGAAAATGTAAATTCGGACACTGGAGAGCGCACAAAAGCGTGGTCTAAGTTATTAGATATTTGGGGAACTTACGAGCCAACAGACGGCGGGAATGAGGGTATTTATGCCGATACAAGAGAGAATAAACAGATAGTTAAATTTCAGATTAGATTCACTGATATAAATGTGAGAGATCGCATTCAAATGAATGGCACATATTACAACGTTATTTCTATTCAAAGAATTGAAAGGGACATGTATATGAAAGTAATGACGCAGTTGACAGAATGAAAAGGGCATTTACAGGCAATACATCCTATAAGCATGTTGAAAATATTTCAACTGTTATGAAGCTTCTCGAAGAAGCGGGAAAATCATTGGAGTACGAAAAAATAAAACAAATAATTCGTAAAGAATCACTTGGAATAATTATTGACGCAAGAGCCAACGCCCCAACTGAGGATATAAGAAAAGCGTTTTGGTTTATTGAACGCAAGGAGGAAAAGTTTCCAACTACTGTTTTGATAGGGCCGCGTTATTATGGTGGCTTTAGAGGTCAGTTAAGCCATACGTTTGAATATGGAACAAGGATGAGAAAAACAAAGGACGGCCAAGACAGAGGATTTATCACAGCGGTTCCTTTTATTCGCCCTGCTTATGATAAATACAGAGCTAAAATTGTAACCAATGTTATTGACAAAGTCTTTAAACTTGCAATCGATACTTATAACAAATAAAAATATAATAATATGGCAACCACAGGACTCGTAAACGGTACTCTCGTGAGCTTATACAAAGATGTAAGCGGCACATTGACAAAAATTGCTAACGGCACAAGCGCCGATTTCAGCATGACAAAAGACACAATTGACGCTACCAATAAAGATGGCGGAAGTTACAAAGAATTTTTAGTAGGTTTGAATTCATGGACAATGAATTTTGAAGGACTATTCGAAGAGGATGGATCTGTTGGCACTGGCTTAAGTGCAAAAGATATGCTTTCTGATTTAATTGCTGGCTCATTGGTAACAGTTGTAATGACTTCAAATGTAACTGGCGATTTAAAGTTGTCAGGCTCAGCTTTATTGACTAACTTTGCATGGACTGCTCCTGTGAATGATGTGTCAACTTTTACTTGCGCTTTGCAAGGTTCAGGAACTTTGACAATCGGAGTAGTAGCTTAATACCTTTTTGTTTTCATATTCCATATAAGAGAGGGGGCGTAATGCTCCCTTTTTTTATTATATTTGCAACATGGAATTAGAAATTAATAAAATTAAATATCCGTTGTTTTTTAATATGACGGCAATCGAAAGTGTAATGCAAGCTGCGGGAATGCAAGATTTTTCATCATTTGGAGAGAATAAAGATTTAGTGAAAAGTCTTAAATTTTCAAGAGATTGTGCATTTTATGGCATGAGAGCGGGATGCAAAAAGAATAAAATTAATTTTCCATTTGCAACGAGCGAAGATTTGGGCGACGAAATAGAAAGCTTTGAAGATTTAAATCCTGCAGTTGAAGCATTTACGAAGGCGGTGGGTGATTTTTTTCAAGTGAAGAGCCAAGAATAAAAGGCTCTCAAAAGGAATCAAAACCCTTAAACTGGAAGGATATTAAATTAATCGCATGGGGTGAGATGTCAATCATGCCTCATGAATGGGATGACGTAACGCCATTATATTTTCGATTGCGCCTGGAAGGAATGCGATCTGTTCAGATGCAAGAATATCGGAATAAATGGGAACAAACGAGATGGCTTGCTGCTGTTATGTTATCGCCACATGCGAAAAAAGGCAAAGAAATAAAGCCTCAAAGTTTGTGTTTATTTCCATGGGAGGAAAAATCAAGCCAAGACGTTATTGATATTGTAACCAAAAACAAACATATATTTGATAAATTGCGGCTGTGAATTCTTTGCTCATTACATATAACATCCTGAAAAACGACTCGGCTGTTAACGCTGCAACGAGTGGGAGAATCTCTCCCTTGCGTTTACCTCAGGCGACTGCATTCCCGGCAATATCTTATTTCCAAGTGTCACTTGTTGCAAATCAAACGCAAAGCGGATATTCTAAAACTGACTTTGCAAGGGTGCAAATAAATATTTTTGGAATGACGATTGCAAGTTGCACAAGCCTAGCGGCTCAAGTTAGAACTGCAATGCAATCGGCACCAGGAATATTTAACGGCATTGTATGTCATGATATTAAATTTGATCAAGAAGTTTTGCTATCAGATGACAGCGCAGGGGAGGAAGGAATATTTCACATTGCGCAAGATTATATTTTAATGTTTAACAGGGATTCAATACTTAGCGAATACAAGATACTTCTTGAGAGTGGCGACTTTATGTTGCTTGAAAGCGGTGATAAATTTTTAGGATAATGGCAGAAAAACAAATTAATATAGTAATAGGAGCGGACATTCAAAAACTTGAAAAAGGTTTTAAAGATGCTGTTACGGTAATCGGTGCCAGTGGTAAAAAAATCTCTTCCGAGATGGATGCCACAGTGAAAAGTATTGAAAAAGATTTTGAACGACTTGCCAACTCGCCAAATACTAAAAGGACTGTCGCGCAATTACAAAACTTAGCGCTTAAAGTTCAAGCTCTTGGACCTGAATTCCAAGACATGTCAAATAAGATTATCCAAGCAGCGGGTAAAATTAAAGACAAGGTTGCAGATGCGGGCGCTCAGATTACTTATTTTGCATCTGATACTAGAAGGATTGATGCGGTAATTTCTGGGGCTCAAGGAGTAGCGGGAGCGTTTGGAATTGCAGAAGGAGCAGCGGCTTTATTTGGGGATAAAAATGAGGAGCTTCAAAAAACACTTGCAAAAGTCCAAGGCGCAATTTCATTAATGAATGGAATACAAGCCGTTCAAAATGTGTTGCAATCAGAAAGCGCAGCGATGACAGGATTGAACGCGGCTGCTCAACAACTTTTAGCAATTAAAACTTATGCTGCGGCATCCGCAATGAATGCGATGAAGGTTGCTTTAATTGCTAGCGGTATTGGGGTGGCTGTTGTTTTAATTGCATCTCTTGCAAGCGCAATGAATGACGCTGCTGATAAAAGTAAATTATTAGGGGAAGAGATTCAAAAAGCAAATAAAAAAGCAGAAGAAGCGGCTAAGGAAGGATTTGATTCTCAAAAGAATTTCACAGCAAAAAGAGTTGCAGAACTTGGAAAGGAACTCCAAGCACAAGGTAAATCACAGGATCAAATATTAAAGGCTCAATTAGAATTCATAAAAAAAGAAAAAGAATTGCGCACAAAAGAATATCTTGATATTAAGACAAATCAATCAATTAAAGGACAACTTTATAAAGAGATTCAAGATTTAGAAGATCAAAGATATAGCATCGAATTAGATATTCAAATTGCTGCAAATGAGGCTAAGAAAAAAGGATATGAAGAATCTATAAAAAATGAAAAAGAATTTGTAAAACAAAAACAAGATTTAGAAAAAGAATTAAATAAATTAAAACCTGGGCAAGTTGGAGGCGAATTAAATATGCCGACACCATCCGTTGAATCACAGGGCGGAATGTTAGCAATTGCAAAAAAACAAAAAGAAGATACTCTTAAATTTACTGAATCTATTTCCAGTGATATTATTGCAGCTGAAAAAGATTTTACTGATAAAAAATATACAATTGATCAAACTCAAATTGACAATTTAAAGAAAATACTTGCAGCAAATCAAAGTATTACAAACCAGCGTATCGCACAGCGCGAAAAAGATAAGAAAGCAAATGATCAATTTATTGCTGACAATAAAAAATTTGTTGATGGAATTAATACCGTATTTGCAACTATTCAGTCTGATGCTTACGCAAATTTAGGGCTTGCAATTGCAGACGCCTTTATGAATGGCAGTAATTTATTAGATAGTGTATTTTCAATTATATTAAATTCGGTTGCCTCATTTGCTGATGCATACGGAAAGGCTTTGATTGCTGCAGCTATAGCGTCAGAAGCCTTTACAAAATTATTGATTTCAAATCCAATATTAGCCATTGGCGCAGGTGTTGCCTTGGTTGCTGCAGGCGCTGTTGTGAGATCTGTTGCAGCAAAAGGACCTACAGCATTTGCCGACGGTGGTATTGTTAGCGGTCCGACATTGGGACTTATGGGTGAATATCCGGGAGCTTCAACAAATCCTGAGGTCATTGCACCATTATCAAAATTACAGAGTATGTTAGCACCATCAAGTGGAGGCTTTCCTGCTCTCATGGAAACGAGATTTGATGGGAGAGATTTATATTTGGCAGTAAAAAAATACGAAAGGGATTCAAAACGTGGCTAGAGTTTATTGGGGTGAATTTACATCCGTTGCAAATGTTGATTATAAAGTTGAGATATGGGATGGGCCAACGGGAAGCGGTACAGGTGGCACTGAATTAAGACTTGTAAAAGAAGGAATTCAAATCGAGCGGCAAGGTCAAGGCGATACGTTGTTTGAAAACATAGTTAAGAAATCGAAAGCCTCTGCATTTTTTGCAATTGACAATAATACTGATGCAACGTATTTTGAAAATATGGCTACAGATTTAGAAGGCAGTCACGCAATGATTATCTATAAAAATAATTCAGTTATTTGGATAGGAAGGGTATTGAGTGATTTATTCCAGTGGCAACGAAGCGCAGTTCAAGGAAATCGTATTTATGAAATTACATCCGTAGATACTCTTTCTTTATTAGATAATTATAAAATTGATACAACTTGGTTTACAAGTGGCAAAATTACTTTACTACATTTGATTACGTCAATTTTAAAAGTTACCGAATTGGATGCTTACTGGGGAGCTGTTAGCCGTTCTGGTTATTTTATTGCCGATGCTTTGGTGACTTATGAGAATAGTTCAGGTTCAAATTATAGGCTTCCAAGATTCAGAATCAATGCAAATAGTTTAATAAAAAACTACGATCCAACAGAAAATATAGTTCAATCGAGCGATGACGAAAACGAGGATAATATCACATGTTTAAAAGCACTCGAAAAAGTTTTAGGCAATTTCGCTGCGTATATTATTTTAGAAAATGGCATGTATTTTATTCATCAATATGCTGCCTATAGTACTTCAATTATTTACGACACTTATTCAACCACAGAAACATTAACTGCAACAAATACTGTTATCACTCACGAGCATACAATAAGCAATTCAGCTCGTCCATTTCTTGAGGCATTGCCAACTCATTCTTATCAGCCAGCAATTAAGAAAATCAAACTTACCACAACAAAAGCGGTGAGTAAAAAAGTCGCTAAGCCTTGGCGCACGCCTTGGAATGACAGTTTGTTGAGTGTTGGACCAGTCACAATGACCGAAAACAAATCGGTAAAATTTAATTATTATGTAAGATTTGAGCCAGATTATCGTTATACATATTTTGTATTTTTTAAAGCGTGGGCCGTACAAAGAAGTACGGGAGATGTTTATACTTGGAGTGGGACGTCTTGGGTACTTACTTCCCCTGTGTTGTCGACTATTTTAAATATAGATTTACCTTATCGAGCTGGCGTTGGTGGTTCAAATCCATTAACTCACGAATATAGATTCTCGTACAATGTCCCCGACAATACATTTATTGGCGAATGTGATTTTTATAGTGAAATAAGCATGAGAAAAAAGGTTGCAAATGTATATTATTCATGGCCATTTACGGGATCTATTTTAATATCACAGCAAGCAAACGATAATTTAACAACATACAATAATACAACCAATACAAAGGCTTCAAAAGTTATTGATTTAGATTCGTATTATTACGATGGATATGGCTCAGATTCAATTGGAAGTATTCAAGTTTACAATGGTTCTACTTGGGAAAATTCTGACTCATGGGTTGCGCCTGGTCCAACAAGTGGAAGTTTTGAAAACATTTACGCAAAACAAGTTTTAGGATATTATGCAAAGGCAGTTAAATCAGTTAAAACTAATGTCCGAGATAATGGCGGTTATAATGGATTGAAAACGCTTTTATTTGATTCGTCTTCATGGGTAAGCAATGGTTATACTTGGAGCGCTATGAATGAGATTTATGATGGCGAATGGTTAAAATTATACGTTGATTATACATCAGTAGAAACAGGCGATACAGAATACTATAATAATCCCGCAAATCAAAGTGAGTTTAGGATTCAGCAACTTGAACAATCAGTCGATGCGATAAATGGCGCAGCGGGTAATTTGACGGATAATTTGGCGTTTGATTTATTTGCAAAAAATATTGAAGAAATACCTTCTGTAAATTCAAGATATGCAATAACGGTTTTCCATAACGTAGCGGAAGAAACTTCACAACTACAACTTAACGAACTTGGCTCACTTGTAACCATTACCACAGGTACTCATTCAGCCAGCATTTCAACACCTTCATATATATGTAATACAACTGACGGCAATATTACAATAAATCTTCCTGCAGCCAACACTTGTAAGGGTGTAGAATTTTGGTTTAAAAAAACATCCACTTCACACGCTGTAAGAATAAATGGTACAATTGACGCGATGGATCATACAGATTTGAACAACCTTCATGAATCAATAGTAATTGTTTCGGATGGCTCTGTTTATTGGATTAAATCAAACTACCCTTAAATTGTAACAAATCACCCGGTCTGTTGTTTTATTTTTGAAATATGGCAGACCAAAAAATTAGTCAGTTAACAACAATAACAACCGTTGACAATGCGGCTGATTTATTCCCTATTGTCGATACGTCAGCAGCTGAAACCAAAAAGATAACACCTACTGCGTTAAAGACTGCGTTGGCTTTAAATAATGTAGACAATACAAGTGATGCTTCAAAACCTATCTCAAGCGCAACTCAAACTGCATTGGATAGTAAAGTTGACGAAAACACAGCCATCACTGGAGCAACCAAAACTAAAATAACCTACGATTCAAAAGGGCTTGTAACTGCGGGAGCTGATGCAACGACAGCAGACATTGCAGATAGTACCAACAAACGTTATGTAACGGATGCACAAGCAACTGTAATCGGTAATACAAGCGGCACAAATACGGGAGATAATGCAGTAAATAGCTTATATAGCGGGTTGGCTACGAGTAAGCAAGATGCACTTGGATTCACCCCTGAAAACGTATCTAATAAGTCTACAAGTGTAAGCACAGACCAAGCGAGTAACACGAAATATCCAAGTGTAAAATCAGTATACGATTGGGCAGTTGGTTTGTTTGCGACTATTGCAAACCTTGCTTTGAAGACTGATAAATTAGTTGTTGCAAATCGTCAAACTGCATCTTATACTTTGGTGTTAACCGATGCTGATAAACTTGTAGAAATGAATGTAGCAACCGCAAACAACTTGACAATACCATTAAATTCAAGTGCAGCATTTGCAACGGGTACACAAATACTTTTGGCACAATATGGTGCGGGACAAACAACTATCGTTCCAACAAGTGGGGTAACTATTAGAAGCAATGGTGCAAAGGTTAAATTAAATGCTCAATATAGCGGTGCAACTTTGATTAAGATTGCGACTGATGAGTGGTATTTATTTGGAGATATAGCATAATGATTTTAGCAAGTAGTGGAATAATAGCAAGTTCAATAAGTGGTGTAGATGCTGATTGGTTGGCATACTATAACAGAGTTATTACTGCGGGTGGTTCATTAACAACTACCGAGCAAAATGCGACTAAACAATTGGTTGCTGATTTAAAAGCAAATTCTTTATGGACACCTATGAAAGCCATATATCCAATGGTTGGAGCAAGTGCTGCTGCTTGTGCGCAGAATTTAAAGAGTAGTAGTTTTACAGGTACTTTTTCAAGTGGTTGGACTTTTGCGAGTACGGGTGCTACGCCAAACGGTACGAGTGCTTATATGGATACGGGATTTTCCCCCTCAAGCAATTTAACATCAAATAATGCATCAATAGGATAT